AGTTCAAGGTGGATCTGGATATCCTAATGCACCAAAATTGGTGGTTGTAGATACTGATACAGGTATAGAAATTGATCAGGGATTATTACTTCCAGTTATGTCTGGAAGTACACTAGGAAATTCAAATATTGAGGATGTTGAAATTCAAACTCCTTTAAATGGATTGCCTTCAACACCAGTAACCATCAGAGCAGTAGAAAATTCAAATGCAATTAGAATTGATAAAGTTACTCCTTCAATTTCGGACAGTAGACATTTTACTTGCTTACTAAAAACACCCATTCTTGGATATGGAAATGATCCATTCCAAGTTGGAGACGAAGTGTTCATTGAAAACATTGAATCTCTTACCGATACTGGTGTAGGTTTTAATTCAAAAGATCATGGATATGCCTTCTTTGAAGTTATTGATTATGTTGCAGATTCTAATCCTGGTGAAGTTACCTTGCAGATTCCAAAACTATATGGAAACCCAGGTGTTGCTGTTACTTTCCAAATTGATTCTTTTGCAGGCATTCTTAAAAAAGATAATTATCCTCTGTTTAGAGTTGAACAAGAACCTGGACTTTTCTTTGAAAATGAATCAATATCTATATTAGATCGTGATACTGGAATATATGTAAATAGTGATTTAAAAATAACTAAGTCTAATAAAAATTATGTTAAGTTATTGGGAGATTCAGATGTATTTGTTGGTGATACTATAAAAGGACTTTCATCAGGCACTATTGCAGTAATTGATGCATTTGACTCTATAAGTGGACAATTTACTATTGAAGCATCAGCTATAAGAGATTATGGGTGGGTTGGAGAATCTGGAAAACTTAATTCTGATACTCAATTCATTGCTGATAATGATTATTATCAAAACTTATCATATACAATAAGAAGTGAAAAAACTTGGGATGAAATTAAAGAACCTGTAAATTCTACCGTACACCCAATCGGTACAAAGAACTTTGCAGATACTCAAATTACAGGAATCGCTACAGATGCTGGAGTAACTGATAATAGAGCGAAAGATAGCATTTTAGAAAACATTCAATCTTTCATCAGACAGAGTAGAGTTGATGTTATTAAAAACTTTGATAATGTATTGGATGAAGATCCTGTTAATGATACTTCTAAATTTATCAAGTTTAAAAATATACAACTATCAGATTTCTTTAGAGCAGAGACTAATAGAGTTTTAAATATAGACAATATTGCTGGTCAGTTCTCTAGTTCTGATGATGAATCTTTTGATTCTAAAATTATTGCTAAGAGTTTGCCTGAAAGAAGATCCTGTTATAAGTTTTTAGTGCAAACAAAATCCATAGATAATGAAACATATAATCATATACAATTTAATGAAGTTATTGCTCTTTATGATGGAAGTGCAAACGTATACTTTATATCCAAATCAAATCACTCGAATAAAGCAGTTAATTCAAAGCCTTCACATTATGCATCTTTAGAGATGTTTACTAATGATGTTGGACTTTTAAATTTACAATTTATTCCAGAAAATGATGTTGATTTTGATTATGAGATAAAGATACTTTCAAGTACAACTAGTTCTTCTGTTGATAATCAAGGTTCACAAAGTTTTGGTTCTGTTAATATTTTTGCAGACACTACTAATTTAGCAACTACAGATAAAGTAGTTCTAAACACATTTGATGCTTCCGAATATAATGTACTATTTACAGAAGCTCATATTGAAAATCTCACTTTTAATACAAGTGAGTATGTAGAAATGACTACAATATATGATGGTACAAATGTTATTGAAACAAAATATGATTTTGAATCTACTGAAGATGATATATCATCTCTGGTAGGTATTGGAACTTTGTCAGCTGAAAAGAGCGGTTCCAATCTTGAACTATATTTCCAGTCTTTAGATGGATCATCTGTACGTGTAAATACAAAAACTTATGCTTTTGGAGATTATGCAGGCGGAACTAGCACTTATAGATACTTAACTAAAAATCAATCTGCAGGATCTGAAAGAACTGCAATTATAGACAATTCAGTTATTTCTACTGGAACTGAAACTGGTTTTACCACAACAAGAACATATCCAAAAGATAATTTTTCTTCTATTAAATCTTTTGTTAGAGTTGCTGTTAATGATAAAATTGATTTTCATGAAATTATTAATTTACATGACGGTACTGATTCTTACATTGTCGAATCACCTGTAGTTTCTTCTGGAAGAAGTGACAACTATGATACAATTGGAGAATTTACATCAGTCATAAATGGTGCAAACTTAGAATTACGTTTTGAAAGAAATACTGAATATAGTAACTCTGATGTTCAAATTACTCAATTAGATTATAAGTTCTATAGTTTCTTAGATGAATTGAATAAACCACAACCATTGCAATATGGAAATCTCTTAGAAACTCAATCCGTAGCAAAATTCTTTGGTGTCAATTCTCCTAATATTGATAGAACTAATTTTAGATTGGAGTATGAACGTACTCCAATTTATGCCAAAACATTTGATCCTGCAGATTCGGATATATTAGATCCAGCAACTGGAACATTCAATATAGATAATCATTTCTTCAGCACTGGTGAAAGACTAATTTACACACCAGGATCCACGTTTATTGGTATTGGCAAACGTGCTATGAAGACTAGTTCTAATACTGATCTTCCAACTGAGGTTTATGCTATTAAAATTGATAATAATACATTCCAAATAGCATCAAGCACATCTAATGCAGAGACTCAAACTCAGATAACATTTAATCCATCAGATCTTGGTGAAGGTAATGCTCATATGCTTGAGATGTATGTGAAGAATGAAAAAACTTTGATTACAGTCAATGATTTAGCACAATATCCATTATTATACACTGGAATTACTCACAATCTTGATGTGAATGTTGGTGTTGCTGATAGTTTCTTTAGTTTAACTGGAATTTCATCACTAGGACCTCAAGATATTCTTAAGGTGAATGATGAATATATGAAAATTTCTAATGTTGGAATCGGCACTACATCTAAAGGCCCAATATTATATTTCAGTGGTGATAAAAATATCGTTTCTGTTGAAAGAGGTGTTGTTGGTAGTGCAGCAACAACACATACTCTTGGCGATGTTGCATACTTATATAGAGGTTCTTATAATATTGTTGGTGATGAATTACATTTCACGAATCCTCCAAGAGGAAATATTGGTGACTTAGCATCTAAGGATGAAAGAAATCTTTTAAGAGCAAGAGCAACTTTCCAAGGAAGAACCTTTTTAAGAAAAGATTATAGTACTAATGATATTTACGATGATTTTTCAGATGATTTTGATGGCAAAACCACTTCATTTGAATTGAAAACATTAGGAGTTAGTACAGTTGGATTGGGAACTACATCAGGTAATGGAATGCTATTTTTAAATGGTATTCTACAAACTCCCGAAACAGAAAATGTTACAGACTTTAATTTTAAACTTTCTTCTAATGATTCTCTTGGAATAACTACGATAACATTTACCGGCGTTACAACATCAAATGGAAAAACTCAAATTTCAGAATCTGATGTTAACCAAAACCAATTACCTAGAGGTGGAATTATTGTTTCTCTTGGATCTAGTGCTGGTCTAGGTTTTGCTCCTTTAGTTGGTGCTAAAGTTAGATTAGAGAAAGATTCTCTTGGTGGGATTCAAAATGTAGTTAGCGTTGGAGGAACTAGTGGAGATACTGTTGCAATTACAACGGCAAAATATGATAATGAAAATGGAACTTTGACAATTGTGAGTACAGAGTCAGAAATCTATAAACTGGTACAACCAAAAGTTAATCATGTTAGACTTGTTGGATTATCATTTACATGCAATTCTGGAAATGGTACAGTCATTTCATTCCCACAACTTGATGATGACAAACCACGCGACATTATTGGTATAGGAGCAACTACAGTAACTGTTGACGTTGGAATATCCACATTAGAACATTATTATGTTGGATATGGTACGGTTTATCCTTGGTATTCTGATTTAACTGAAGGTTCTGGATACAGAAGTCCAGTATCGGTATCTTTAAGAGACGCTGCTGAAGATTACGAGCACAAATTTGTGAGAACTAATGATGAATCTGTAGGTGTTCAGGGTAGTAGTGTTACTTTTACACCAACGTTTGCAACTTATGAACCTACGACTGGTGTTATGGTTCTTACTATGGAAAATCATGGTCTGACTGATAGTGATTTTGTAACACTAACAACTGGTTCAATATACTTCACATGCTCTTCAGATTCTCATGTAAGAGAAATTGGATATCCAAGAGCAACTGATCCTGCCGCAGGCATTGCAACCGCTATTACCTCATATACAAGTGACACTATTTCTGTAAATGTAGGATCTATGGTGGGTTCTGGCGGTGAAATTGACGTGACTGTTGGTGCTGGTGGAACTTTAGGATTTACAGTTTCTTCTGCAGGTTCTAATTATACACAACCAATATTAGATATTGATGATCCATCTTATGGCAATCTTGAGGTTATTGGTGTTTCACGACTTGGAGTGGGTCAGACTACTGAAGTTGGTGTAAATATGCGAGTAAGTGTAGATGTTGGCCCCGCATTGAACAGGGTAGGTGTTGGATCTACATTATTTGAAGTTTCAAAATTTGAAGTTTCTAGGGAGGGTTATGGATTCCAAAATGGAGATGTACTTACTGTAGTTGGTCTAGTAACCGATAAGAGTCTATCTGAACCACTCGAAAAGTTCCAATTATATGTTCTTGATACTTATAAAGACTCTGTTGCTGCATGGCAATTTGGAGAATTGAACAGAATTGATGATCTTAAACCATATCAAAATGGTAAGAGATTGCAGTATCCCCTATATTATCAAACTGAGTTGCTTTCTTTCCAAAAAGATACTGAAAATTCAGACTCTTTAGATATTGATTTTAACAGTCTATTAGTAATTTTTGTTAATGGAATACTTCAAAAACCTGGATATGCTTATGAGTTTAATGGTGGGTCATCATTTAGATTCACTACAGCACCAAAACCAAATGATGATGTTAAAGTATTCTTCTATGTTGGAACTAGAGGTGAGGACTCTAGTAGAATTGATGTGGATGAAACAATCAAAGTTGGTGATATTCTAAAAATTAATAAGATTGATGATAATACTCTTGCTCAAGATCCAAGAATGGTATTTGATATTGTTGCTTCAGATATTGTTGAAACTAGTCTGTATACTGGTGATGGTATTAATGATAATGTATACAAACCTGTAGATTGGATAAAACAGAGAGAGGATGTAATTATTAATGAAATAACTTATTCAAAATCTAGACAAGCAGTTGAACCACAAATTTATCCAACTGCTAAAATTATATCAGATTTAAATACTACAGATACTGTACTATATGTTGATAATGCAAATTTATTTAATTATGAAGAAAAGGCTTCATCTAAACCAATTGATATTGATTTAATTCCATATCAAATTAATAATAAAGTTGGAGTTATTACAGCAACAGTTTCTGCTGCAGGAACTATTTCTCAATTGAATATTGTAGATGCTGGTATTGGATATACTTCTGCAGCAAGAGTTAAGATTTCAAATCCAATAATTGGTATTGGAGATGATAGATCTTGGTACTCTGTTGGAATTGGTACTCCAGACACATATTCTGCAACAACTACAGGGTCTGTTGGAATTAATTCAAATCAAATTCTGGTCGAAAATTATAATAATATTAACATTGGAGATTCTGTTAATTCCATAACTAAGGATTTGATTCTTTCAGGTACAACAGTATTAGAAATTTCTAATCCCGGTGGGAATGTTGGATTGGTAACGATTTCAAAATTATCGACAAATACAACTGAAATTGAAACTACATTTAACTTTGGGACATTATCAAGAGGTTCTGTTGGTGTTGGAAGCACTGCAACAGCAACAGTTACAATAACTGATGGAGTAATAACTTCTGCTGATATTGTAAATCCAGGTTCTGGATATACATCCACAAATCCACCTCAAGTTGTAGTAGATTTTCCAGAATATAATGAGGAAAGAATTACTAATGCTGATGTAGTTGTTGGACTCTATGGAAATATTCTTGGTATTGGTACGACTCCAGGTATTGGTGGTGCAGAACTTGCTTTATCATTCCAATTAAGAGAAACTACCAAAAATCAAGGTGACTACAGTGATATAAGTGTTGGCCAACCAATTTATATTTACGGAACCTCAATAGGTGAGGGAATTACATCCATCGATTTTAATGATACTGATACAGTTGGTATTGGAACTACTGCATTAGATTGTGTATATAAAGTTCAATATATTGATACTAACACAGGTATAATAACCTGTAATATCTTAAGCACTACCAATATAAGTGGCGATCTTGTGGATGGAATTACAGGAACAGCATTATCTCCCGTTGGTAAGTTTTCCTTCGGAAAAATTAGTGGATTTAGTAGAGGATCTAATCCAGTATCGTTTGCAGTAACTAGTTACACTGTATCTGGTCTTGGGACATATGGATTAGTGAAGAGAAAAGGATCCAATAATGGATTGAGAAAGACTGGTGCTTTAATTAGCAGATCATCATAATAACAAGTATAAATAGTAAAAAAATGGTTTAAAATGTCTGCGTTTGTCACAGATCAATTTAGAATATTGACTACAAATACATTTGTAGATTCTATAACTAATGAGACTGATTTCTACTATATGTTTGTTGGGTTGGCAAATCCAGCAACTGCAGGATATGGTAGAAATACTAATTGGGATGATGGATCAACTGCGAATTCATCCTTACCAAATCCTATAGATAACTTTGATTATCTGAGTCATTATGGATCTACAATTCTTTATGGAAAAAGAATAATTCCTCAGAATGTTAGGCGTTGTATCCGAAAAATTGAATGGAAACAAGGTAGAACATATGATATGTATCGTCATGATTATAGTGTAAATAATCCAACGGTAGTTACGGATAGAAATAGGTTATATGATTCTAATTATTATGTTATAAATGAAAACTTCCAGGTTTACGTTTGTATTAGTAATGGATCTAGTGGAATTAATACTAGCGGAAATGAGTCACAACATGAACCAACATTTACCGATTTAGAACCATCGGCTGCAGGAACGTCTGATGGATATCTTTGGAAATATTTGTTTACAGTTCCTCCTAGCGATATTATCAAGTTTGATTCTACTGAATTTATCTCATTACCAAATGAGTGGAGTACTTCTACCTCAACTCAAATTGCAAATATTAGGAATAATGGTGACTCTACCTTAAATAATAATCAAATAAAATTTGTTTATATTGAAAATAGAGGTGAGGGTGGATATAGATCTGGTGA